CAACAACAGGATTAACCTGTGCAGTTTGTGTTGTTGATTGTGTAGTAGAAGCAATCTGTGTATTAGTTACTTTCTTTTTAGTTAAATCTTCTTTCATTTCTTTATTTTGTGTAGAGTTTTCTGCCAGTCTTACACCAGTATTGGTTGATTTATTTAATGCCAAATCAACTTCTGCACTATATCGTTTATTAAATTGTCCGTTGGTATATTGGTCTCTTGCTTTATAAAGTGACTTAATCTGTGTTTTGGAATCAGAGTTAACAATACCACCCATATTTGCTTTAGATAAATCTAGAACTTTCTGAACACCACCGTGTTGAACAGATAGTGACCAAATAGCATCAGCAACACCTGGATCATTTAAATTGTAACCCATTTTCATTGCTTTATTTGCAGCTGGGTCAAAGTGTGTTTTCTTAATATAATCATGTTGTGCTTCAGCAAACTTTTTGCCTCGTTGTGAATCTTTAGCAAGTTCTTTCCATTTGGCACCAAACTCTGGTGTGCCAGCCTTCATACCGGCAAAATCGGATTTATATTCAGATTTCTTAACGAAGTCATCAGCAACACCCATGACAGAACTCATTTGATATGTTCCGTAAGAAATACCACCTGGATCCTTTTTACCACCACCCATCATTCCACTAGAAACAGTAGATGGGTCACCGTTAGATTCAAACTTAGCAGATGAACCACCTAAACCGGCAACAGTTGCAATTGCCGCAGTGCCAGCAACTTTGGCTGCCGTAGAAGCCTTTGGTAAAAATCTTTCTGCTTTAGGTTTAACAACTTCTTTTGGTGCCTTTGGTGTTTCTTTTGGAACATGTTTAGTTGCTTTAGGTGTTTCTTTAACTTGACCTTTGGCTGCCTTTTCAGTTTCTTTCTTAGGTTCTTCTTTCTTGGCCTTAGATTTCTTTTTGGGTTTTTTTCTACCTGTAATGGCTCTCATCAATTCATCATAGAAAGCGTTTTCTTCTCTGTCTTGTTCTTCTTTATAGTTTTTTTCTTGTTCAGATGAAGTCTTTTTTTCTTCTTCTATTCTCATCATCAAACGATAGATTAAACCAAGAACATCAGATGGTGTAGACATTTCACCAGTTTCACCACCTTCTAATGGTTTAATTTTATCTTTCTTTTTGGCACCAGTAAAGTAATTGATATTTTCTTGTTTTGCACCAAAGAGTTTACCAACCATGGCAGGTGCAAAGTTACTACCAAAGGTCATCTTCTTAGCAATATTCATTGGATCAAAAGTTTCTTTGATACCGGTCATTCTTGCTTGAGTTTTTTGAGAGAGTGTTTTTTTGAAAGACGAACCAAAGCCACCTTCTTGCTCTGCAAGTAAGGTACCAAAAGATTTCTTGCGTATATCTTTGGCTGTTTTATAGTCCATTTACTATCTCTTTTGTCTTTCTCTTAACTTTTGGTTTTCTTCTTCAATATACGAAATCAACATAGAGATATAAATGTCCCGTTCCCACGGTAACATGTTTTCAAGTTCAGTCAGGCTATACTTATGGTGCTGCATTAACGAAAAATTCGTTTTATAATAATTCTTCAGATTGTCATGACGAAATGTTAGCCGAAAAAACTTTCAAGTCCTTCCACAGGAATAGTGTGATGAAAACCACATTTACTACAAGTAACTTCTACCTTATATTTTAATTTTGGTAGATTGTTAAAAAATTCTTCTACTTTGGCAAACTGTTCTTGGTTCATACCTTCTACAAACGACAACATTTCACCAGGTTCTGCCTCTGAACCATAATAGAACTTTTCTTCTGATACGTCATAAATGTATTCAATTGATTCAGCAATCATATTGAAAGTAACTTCACTTATGTCATCATACTTTAAAGAATCCTCTACAATCCCAAACTCTGGATACTTTAGTTTAATTGTAATATTTGGAGTTAACGAAATCTCAGGATTAACTTCTTTCTCCTGAGTTACATTTACATCCAATAAATTTACATTGGACTCCATAATGTTACCACATTCTTTACCGTCAACCTCATTATTACAACGATAACGGTTCTCTACTATTTCACCAACCGATTTGGCTCTTAGGTTGATAAAGTAATATTCAATATCAATGATAGGTAATCTATCAATATCGATATTCTCTGTCAATGTGCAATTATAAAGCACATCTCTTACATTCTGTTGAATCGTTGATGTTTCATTCGATTCAATTGCCATCAATAGATTTTTTTGTTCTTTAACTAGAAATGGTCTGTATTTAATTTTTTTCTTTGAAACGGGTAAAACTATTTCATATGTTGGCACATCAAGTTTTGGTAAAGCCATTATAAATCTCCTATATTAAAATCAACCTTCTCCATAAGCATTAGAATCAGTAGCGTCAACGGTACCATCAGAGTTGTATGTTGCTTGAACGGGTGTATCAGGACTAAAACTAAAGTTGGAAACAGAATTCAATCCTCCTGAAATTCCTGTTCCTAAAGCACCAGCAGCAGAACCTCCAAGGCCACCGACCATGGAAGTAACTGCATTGATGCCAGCATCCACAAGTTCCATACCAAGTGCTTGTAGAGAATTGTTTTGCCAGTAAGTGTAGGCAAAGTCTACAACCAATTTATGATAACCATCTGTTGACCAATCCAAATCTAATTGGTTTATAGAAATAGGATAAGCATCATACAAATTAACTGAGTATGACAATTGATTAGTTACATCATATTGATTGATGGTGATTACAGTTGAATAATCACCTTTAAATCTAAAATTGTTATTGTATTGTGGGTTGATATAATTCAACCAAGCATCAAAAAAGACCTTTTGTTCCATATCATCATCAACAATAAAAGTTAATGAGATATCATTATATGTGGTTAAGTATGGATACTTTTCAATTGGTCCATAAGTCTTTTGTTCCATGGTAGCAAATGTTCTACCTGGAAGGTTAGCATTTTCACAACGATAATTCAGACTTCTTGCTGAATTTACATAAGGTATTAAAGTCAACGGAACAGGAATGCTCACATCGAACTTGTTTGGTCGAGCAAGGTCTTTGGTAAAACTGGCTTTAAAGTCGTTGATTGAACCCGCCATTTATTATTTCCTTATTTCTTGTATGGAATCTTGCCACACTTCAGTAGCGGAAGCTTTCCTAAACTGCTGGATTGGCAAGAATGCCGCTATATCCCACTCATCCGGTTGAACGGCAAGTATTCTAGACTGAACATGATGGTTCAGATATTTTTTAAGACACGGTTTGAACTCTTTAAAGCGCTTGGAGGCGTTCAAAAGTTCGTAGCTGATGCGTAGACGCATAGGATTTTTTTCATCGTCTAGGACAGCGTATTCCATCAATTTATCCAAAAAGGCAATCCTGTACCTAATTGGCAAATAATGTAGGTTCAAACCCATAAAACCGTCATTGTGGATGTCCAATACCAAAATAAGTGGAAATCTATCATAGTAATCCATTTTTTCTTTGGTTTTCGGATCATAGTAGAAATAATACAATCCACCAACTTGAAAACGGTTTCTTTTTCTATAATCTTCTTTAGCGATAACAGAAGCTATACCTGTTGGATTTCTTAAATTTGAAATCTTCTTTGTAATCCATTTAATGGAGTCACGACCCATGGTCTGCAACTGAGCTGCAGTTTTCTGTTGTGCTAATTGTGATAATTTAGATGCCATAACGATTATTTAGTTAGAGTCCTAGATGCTCTTCAGTAATGATTTTGAATTCCCATGAACGGTCCAAACAGTATTCTTCTGCTGCTTTCCACTTGGCTTGATTGACACCATAGGTGGTAACTTCATTAATATACTTTTTGGTGATTCTTTTCTGTTTTTCTGGTTCTTTGGTCTGGTGTTTTGGTTTAACTTCCAACATCATCGTTTTGAGTTTTCCATCTTTGGTTCTAACCTTAACCAAAAAGTCTGGAAAGTAACGGTGCCAGCGTCCATCTACAGGGGATTTGTATGGAATGATTAATTCTTCAGAAGCCCATGATATAATGTCTGGATTTTTGTCGAGCCAATTCATCACCTTACATTCCCATGAGGAACGGTAAATGATGTTTTTGGGGTCACCAATGTATTTCTGAGGGTTAGATGGTGTAAATCGTCCAGAATATGCCATAAATAATATATATTCAACTTTTTTTAGAGAATACGATGGCTATCATTTCAATTCCAACATCGGTTGCTGGCGTAACCATTCCTGGTGCAGCAATCAAAGGACCACTTGGTGCCTTGTTTGGTAACAAATACGACAGTAAATTTTTACAGTATCCAAGAGATTTAAGTTCTGCCACTAAAGGCCATGTTGTCCAATTTTCAGTTAATGAAGTTGAACCCACACAATATAAAGAAAACACCATCACCAAAACAGATGATAGTTTCTTAACTCAAATTAAAAATACCGTATCAAACTTAACTGATACAGCTAAAGAGTTGAATTTAACATTGGAACCACCAAAAAAACGTAAGGTGGCTACTATTTCACTATACATTCCAGACACAGTTAATTTTCAATACAATTCAACTTATGCAAATTTAAGTTTATTAGATGCTGCCAAAGAAGTTGCGAATGCTGCAGCTGGTACAAAACTACCTATCGTATCACAGTTAGGCAAAATAGGT